ATAAGTACCTTCATCAATATGAGCACCGACATATCCATCAATAGGAAGAGAAAGAAAACCACATCGATAGATCTCCTTTCCAGGAAACTCTTTGTTTATAATCTTTACAATCTCTGTGTGCCTTTCATATGCTTCAGTTGGTTTGCATAGTTCAGAATCTCCTACAAAGTCTTCCTTCTTCTTTACAGCACCTACTACAAGTTGAAGGTTGCCAACATCCATATCTTCATAACCACGATCAAGAAGACTTTCAGCACCTTTCCTCTGAATAAACCAATCATCAGGGTACTGATCTAATTGGTCTATTACCTTATTGACATCTATACCAGACTTAATAACTTTAATATTATCCGCCATAACTGAACTCTTTCTGCGCAATCTCATCAAGAGCTTGCATCACTTCTGGAGTGAAATAAGTGTCGGGTTCAGCGAGTATCTGCTTGGCATATATCTTTTTGCCGTTGATTTCGTATCTTCCGGCAACGTTTTTCCAAAGTCCCCCAATCTCACCCAGTTCCAGTAAACCATAATAACGGTCAAGACCACGATCATCATAATAGAGACGTATCTCAACTTGCTTGTTCTCCTTACTTAAACGAGATTTGTGAGTCTTAGCTTTGATAATATTTCCGATGACTTCTTTTCCATCTTTTTCCTTTTTCTTGCTGAGATAAATGATTGTACTTGCTGCGTACTTGAGTCCACTACCTCCTCCCATTTCTTTAGTTGGAATATAAGCTCCGATGACATCATATGTGTGATTTGTGACAATGAGCGGGACATTCGCTTGACCAAGTTTGAGTGTTAACATTCTGAACGCACCTTTAACCAATTGTGATTTGGTCATATCACGGACTTGTTTATCGTTCAGAGCATCCGTAATTTCTTTTTCGGTAGAAAGCATACCAAGAGAATCTAACACAAACATACAAGGTCTGCGTTCGTCCATAGGCATTTGAAGATATTTATCAACTGCCTTAAGTGCCTTCTGTCTAAACTCCTCAATCGTTACGACATTGACCACCACAAAGCGATCCATAGGGATGTTACGACTTTCTAGAAGTGCCCTAGTAATGCTATTCTCAGTGTCAAAATAGAGTACATAAGCGGAGGGGTTAGTATCAAGAAAGTTCTTAACAACGGCGAGAGAGAAGAAAGTTTTGCCAGTACTAGACTCTCCAGCAATGGCAGTGATCTTATTACTAGAGACACCGCCATATATGGAACCACTACACAATCCATTAAAAATATAGCTGCCCGTGTCAACGTATTGTTCGACTTCATCAATTTCTGACGCCAGTTTTGTAAAGTCATCACCTATTTCTTTTACTATATCTTTTAAAAAATCCATGTTAAATACCTAAAATTTTACGTTGACGATTGAAATAATTATGTAGGATCCATGAACTACTATTCATTTTATCCTCTCCACCAATACCAAACTTAAATTCAACACGGGGATCATCACCATACCCAAGGATCTCTGGAGTATTAGTCTTTATTCTATCACCACCATTACAAAAAATAACCTTATCAGAAATTTCTAAACATTTTGAAATAGCCCCAATAGCGGAATCATCTGCATCATCCCATGATATAACAGCATCTACCATATCAAGATGACGAATGATATCTGCTCTCTCAGTCCAGCACTGGAAGTACTGACCTTTCTTGCGCTTCAACCATGGATCACCATTCAATCCTACAACAAGATAATCAGAGAAGTCTTTAGCTCTCTCAAAATATCTCAAGTGTCCACTGTGAATAGGATCAAATCCACCAGTGACAAGACTTACTTTTTCAAAAATCATATCGCCATTCCGTGTTGCTCACGAAGTATTTTTTTATAAGGTCCACCTGGATTTTGATCGCGGACTTCCTTAACCAATTTAAGTTTTTCATACACATCACCACACTGCTTATCAGAGCGTGATTTCCACAGTTGAGTTACAACCGTAGCCAATTCGACATCATCAATAGGAAGGTCCATTATTTTCTCAAGGTTTTTAAATATTCTAGCACATTCTCACGAACGGCCATAAGTTCATTGTAACATTTCTGATTATGAGCACATCCACGAAGAGCATGGTCTGGTTTATGTACTGATTCAATGTACAAATCTAGACCACGATTCCATTTCTGGTCTTGTGATTCATTATCAAGAATTGTGTTCTGATCTTTCATACAAAAAATGATTCTAGTGTATTTGTTTTCTCAACTTCCCATCCGATGGAATCAAGAATGATCTTAAGTGGTTCCAAGAAAGACTTTTCAAATTGTAAATCATAATCAATGTATTTGTCAAGATTTAATTCCTTTGGAAAATCCTGAATGAAAGAAATAATATTCTCATGAATAATATTTGGTTTCTTTAAATAACAGAATTTAATCTTCTCACCATTCTGGATCAAAGAATATTTATTGGTCAATTTATTCTCCTTTATATAATGATTATACAGCAATGCACCTCTAACATGGATTGGTGTTCCTTTAGAATAAATGGTTGAGTTTGATTTATACTTCACTACATCAGATACTGAACGTGGAAATGCAATATCCTCTGGAGGAAGAGATATAAATTCTTTACGACAATTATCAATATAAGCAATCACTTCATCCTCAGTACCATTCATCATCAACTTAAGAGCATCCTTAATCATTGCTCTACATGGTGCAGGAGTAGAAGACTTAACTGCCTCAATACCCATCATTTTTAACTTAGGTTCTTCATACCTAACACCTTCACTATCCCATACATTGAGAATATATCTCTTCTTTGCAGTCCATATACCACGATCAGCAATGTTCTCTCTTGCCATCACCATCTTCTGCTCATAGGCATTCACGTAGTCGGCCAATTCTTGGTAAGAACTTTCAATAAAAGGTTCAAATTGAGTTTCACACACCTTATTAAGGAACGTGACAACGCCCTCATTAGTTTTCTCTCTCCCTTCGTATACACGTTCAACCAAAGGACCCAGATTAAGGTAAATGGAATCAGTATCTGAAGCAATAACATAATCTACCTCCTCAGTTTTTAGAATTTTATTAATCTTCTGGTTCATCTTATTCTCTATCCATCTGATAGAGACTTGTCCTGAAAGAGTAATGGCCTCTGCATTTGCCAACTTGTAGTACCGAAAGTACTGATTACCGATAGCACCATAAGCACTATTAAGAGATATCTTTTTCGCCATTTGAATATTATTACACCTGGCAATCTCTTTTTCCAATGCTTTACTAGGAGTCTTTTCATAGTCCTTCTTGGCTTGAATCATCTTCTTCTTGAAGACAACCCGATCTCCATACATCTTGTCCATCAACTCCGGTAAGAATCCACGCACATCCTTCCTGTACTGTGCTCCATTGGCGCAAGTTGCATAATCTTCAGTAATCTCTACCTCTTGATTTAAAAACCTTTCAACACTCGCGCTGGGATGTCTAGTCTCCCTGAGTGTCTCTGGCGAGATATTGTACTGCATGATAAGATGAGGATAGAGAGAGTTAAGGTCAAAACTAACAACCCAATCATACTTTCCTGGAACCGGTTCTTTGACATAAGCCCCTGCATACTTTTCTCCTTTTGCTGTTCGGTTTTTAGGTGGTATTACAATATTCCTTTTCTTAAGGTAATTGTAAATGATAGTATCCCACATCCGAACTTGATAAAATACATCACTGTAATTCACTTTAGCATCATATGCCATAGTGAGAGCAAGTTCAATGAGTTTCATCTTGTCTTCCAAACGGTCAACAAGTTCCACGTCAACAATGTTATACTCAATAAACTTTTGCCATCCCTTAGTATAGAAGTCCTTAAAGGTATCAAACTCAGAGTGGTCAAGTTTTTTCTGTCCTAATTCTACCTCAGCAATGTAATCTAGTCTATAGGATTCCTGGGCTTTGTAAGTAAACTTCTTATAAAGATCCAAGTAATCCAGTTGTGTCACGCCGCCAATATCAAATGTAATATGAGTGCGACCCATAAGATGAATCTCACCTTCACTTACTAATCCCCATGGTGACATTCTCTTCTTTAATTTCTCACCAAGGACTCTCTCAAGTCTCCTGCAAATATAAGGAATATCATATAATTGAATGTTCCAACCAGTAATCACATCTGGAACATCCACCATCCAATAGTTAATGAAATGACTTAGGAGTTCATATTCACTAGGACAATGATGATAAGTTACGTTACTCTGTTTATTGTTAAACGGTTTAACTCCCCAAGTAATAATCTGCTTTGTTGTATAGTCCTGGATACTGATAGCAAGTATCTCTTCCGTACACGATTCAACATCAGGGAACCCTTGCTCAGACGCAACCTCAATATCCAGAGTAACCAGTTTAATCTTACTGATGTCAAACCGGACCTCATCCTCAGGGTATTTCTCCGATATGTATTGGTAAATATATCGGTCATTTCCGTATATCTCAAAGCCCTCAACATCTTCGTACTTCTTATAGAAGTCTCTACAATCCCTAACCGTCCCCGGATTAATGGCTTCAACTGCATCTCCACTTAACGTTTTATATTTAGCATTCTTCTTAGATTTAACAAATAATGTGGGGAAAAATTCATCTCTAGTCTCATATCTTTTCCCATTCTCAACACCTCTGACCAGAAATTGGTTTCCGATCAATTGAACATTGGTGTAAAATCTCATTCTCTAGTAAGGTCCAAGTATTTTTCAAGTAAAGTGGGTGTGGGGTCTGCCAACGTAAGTATCTTATCAGAACTTATCATGTGTTCGTCGTCTCTTGTAAAAGAACTTAACCAAGGAGCTAAGGTCAATACACCTTCCTGAATGGTTATCTTCTGTTCTGATGTGTTGACAACAAAAGGTTGAATCAATTTACAATCAGGTTCTCCAATGTCAGCACCAACCTCTTCAATCTGACTCACCAGAACTTGGTTGTTCACTAGTGCTAGTACTTTGATTATCTTGTCCATGAGTTAATACTTGTTCTTTAAACATTTTAGTTAAGTTATCTACTGGTTCAACCATTGTAACTACCCAATCAAGAGTCAACGGAATAACAGGTTCTTTTGCAAGAGGAATCCAAGGATAAAATTTCACTTCAAATTGAGATTTCTGATGTTGTTCGGTTACTTCCAAATCTTCAACTTCTCTATGATCTCTCATCTTAACAACACATGGTTTATGAAGAAAATAACCTATAACTTTTTCTTCAACAACCATTTCCTTTACATCTGCAATAATATCCTCACCAGATTTTAGTAGCAAAAGTTTTATAGTCATTATTTATCCATACCTCCATACAGTTTAGCATAAAAAAAGAGGGTCGTAAAGACCCTCTCATCAATTTAAAGATAATTCTTTCGAGCATGATGATCTGGAACTATCTTTCCCAATTGTACCACAAGGAGTCCATCTGCAAACTCGACGGATCTAACCTCTGTATCGTCGGCGAGCGTCCATTGTCTGGTAAAGGAACGTTGAGCCAATCCTTTGTAGACAAATTCTCCATCATTTTTCGATTCTTCTTTTTTGCCTTCCACAGATAATTTTCCAAACTCCGTATAGACGGATACTTCATCTTTCTTAAACCCCGCAAGGGCGATTTCGAGTCTCGATTCGACATTATTTACTTGTACCAGATTATAAGGTGGATAATTAGAATTTGTATCGTGTAGGTTGAAGAAACGGTCAAGATAATCTTCCATTCCTATGCCGTTCCGCTGAATCCTTTCCATTAATTCAGGAAGATTTGCAGCATGATACCTTGCTAGTGCAGTCATGATAGTAGCTCCTTTAAAAGCGAGTTTGTGTTTTGTGGACCCCGAAGGCATCCATAATATATTTATAGCACAGACCACTAAAAAAGGATAGGTGGTTTACCGTAAAAACTGATTCTTAACGCGACGGTTTCTACGAAAAGGTTTATGAGTCAAATAAAAATTAGTGTAATTCACAATCACTAATAAGACCAATAATATAGTATTAATCTCCATCAAATATTTAAAGCGACACGAAAACAATAGCACACTATTGTATAACTGTATATGAAAGTAAAGATATTAATCGGCATCTTGCGTTTTACCTTTCTTCCCAATATTATATTTCTGCTCTAATACCCAATCGTTCTTATCCTTATATGCAAGAACTTTGATTTGGTTAAGAGGTGCAATATCTGATACAGAATCAATATTCACTACTGAAACAAGTCCCCAGTCAGCCAAAAGACGAACAATGCGATTACGTCGTTGTACATCGTTAACTGTGAGATTAGCATGCTTACCATCCAATGCAAATAATTCTTTAAAATGCACAATAAAATACCTACCTTGCTTGTGCAAGATATGACATGATTGATAGAGTTTCTTCTCCTTCCTGGATGCAACTCCAATTCTTGTTAAAGTCTCACGGACCTTGAGGAAATCATCAGGTTCATTAAGAAGTACCTCCACCATTTGATCTTGTGACCAATTGACTTCAGGCTCACCAGTAGTCGTCATTTCATTCCTCCAGTATCAAGTCGTTGTTTAATAAATCCAATCTGTTCTTTTGATAAAATTTTCAGTGCTTGAGATGCTTTTTCATTACTATAACCATAATAACTTTTAATACATTCTAAGTCTGTGACTTTATCTTTGCGGAGCCAGGGAGAAAATCTCTTCTTTTTCCTAAGAGTATTTAGATAAAAATTATATTGCATATCT